AAACTCATCAACGCAATAGTTACGAGCGCGAGTGATTAGCGATTCATTAAAGAGATAGTAGTAACGAAGTTCAATGCCATACTTTACAGCAAGAGCAGATAGATCGTTAGTGCTACGAGCAAACATGCCCGCACACATACCACCATACATAGGAGTGGCAATAAAAAGCTTACGCTTTCGTAGTTCTTCAACTGGGAGCTTAACTTCCATTATAAAATCACCTTTCTGGTTTATCTTCTAAATTATGCACATGTAACTGAATGATTGCGTAATGAATAACCTTTAGTAGATCACTGCGCCAATCTTCTCTACTACCTTTACGCCCATAACGCTGAGCATACTTGAGAACATTGCCGATACAGAAACCAGTACCATGGCCACCATCAATAATAAATTCAGTAGCCTGATACTTATTCTGTGAATAGTGCTGCCCATAGGTAGCATCAATATATTTCTTGATCTCTTCTAAAGATTTATCTTCATCATACTTATACTCTACATTCTTCATCATAACCCCATTGTATACTATACTGTAAAAATGTCAACCAAAAAACTTCTCTAGACTGTTTTCTACCTTTTCAACTTTACCAATCTTATCTTTCAAACGAAGTTCAGCATTACCTGTCGTTTCTCTGATATACATGTTACAGTGATTAGGAAACATATCAGCAATCATAGCGATAGACTTATGAACATAATCCTTGGTTCTAATCGTTTGAAGACCACCTTCTTCCTTGTAATAGTTAGATTTAACAGTGTAGTTGTCTAAACGTACGACAGAACCATTTAAGATATACTGCCTGATTGAATACTCATAGTCTTCACCATGGTTGGTAACTCTAACTAGATCATCGTTATGCTGAACGATAACACCAAACATAGAAGCAATGATGTACGACAGCTTAGTATACACTCTATCCTGCATAAAGTAAGCATTAGAGGCTGCGTAGATACCGAATGTCTTGGCTCCTATTTTTTCACACTCAGCGAAACCACGTTGAATAATTTCTTCTTCAAGGTTATCTATAGGACCAAGCTTTTGTTCACTGATTTTCTTTTGAACTTCATCAACATCATCATCAAACATCATAAGGTTAGTTCCCTCAGGATAATAACGTTCAATGAAGTTTCTCTGAGCACCGATAGTAGGTACACCGACAACAAGCTTTTGATATGGTGTACCAAGTAATGAATTAGTATACGCTTCTAGCTCTTCACCATTAGCAACAAAGATAGTAACTTTAGCTGGGTCGATATTATGACTCTCAAGAACTTTTAAGGTTTTCTTTTTAATAGTTTCTGGGCGCTTGTATGATGGGATTGCGATTTGATAATCAATCATGAGAAAAACCCTTCTAGTGTAGATGATGTTTTACTGTATGGATCATTAATATTATGTTTATCGAGATAATTAGACCACTCTGTTTCACTCCACATGCCAGGGCTGACACCATTCCAAAGTGGTTTATGTAGCTTATGGGTTGTATCAAGACGACGTTCTTCAACGTATTGTTTACGGAGCTGTTCATATTCCCAAGGTCCAAGCTCTAGCATATCTTCACGGAAGTAAGCAACGATACTCATACGATCAGGATTTTCACCCTCAATGGCAGCATTACCATGCATGGCAGTATGATTAGCAACAAGCAATAGATCACCTTGACGAAGATCAACAGCTGCTCTATACTCAGGAAGAATTAATTCTGCACCTTCCCAACCTTTACCTACTGCTGATAGATTAGAGAACCCAGTTGCCAAATCACCAGCGTCAAGATGAGCAGCAGTACGGAAGTTATGATTAACAGTAAGCGTAGTGAATACTGTATCATCAATAACAAAACGGGGATCTAGCTTATCAGCACAGGTACGTTGAGCCGACCAACGAGTAGGGAGAAGTTCACTGAAGCAATGATTTAGTTTGCGCAAAAATGGGAATGACTTAGCAAACTCTTCTGGATGTTTTTCCGTATATGCTGTAGCACGACCATAAGGAATACGAGGATATCTATTATAGTATCCCGCAACACCAGACATTACTGGCTGAGCATAGTTAGTATCTGAAATATATTCATCACGGACATACTCAGCTTGTTTGACTATTTCATCTGCTGGTAAATTGCCGATACGTTCAATCCAACGATCAAACCAGCCATGATAAGGAGTATGATCTTTCAATACCTTATTCTTTAACCAAACATATCCGCGTGTTTCTTCTTTAGAAATATTAATATCAAACTTCTTTTTAATATCATCTATAGTTTCAGAAACTAAACTGGCTGAAGTTCTGCATAGAAATTCTAGAGCTGCTACCTGATAAGGTGTTACCCACTCACGACCAGTTTGAGTTTCAGACTGACCGATTCCACTGAGCACACTGCCTCTGGGACCAGCAGCCATACCACGGTTTTGTGATTCACCAGCAGAATTAATTAGACCTTCATATACTAGTTCTTGTTCTTCTTTGGTAAAAACATTTTTACGGAACTTGAGAATAACATTACTCTCATCATACTTGTTATTCATATTCCATTCATAAACATCGGTATCTTCTGTAATCAAGGTATCATAATTAGACTTATCAAGAAACTGACCTTTGAGGTGATCCGCATCATACTTCCTAGCATAGATTACTTTAACTTCAGTTTTCGCACAAGGACGATCACAATCTTTTTCACACGTATGCATTATTACCTCACCGCTGTTCTTTTAAGGATTTTATCATGAGCCTTTAACATTTTGAATGCTTGATCTTTATGATACTGATTAGCTCTATCTAAATGTACCTTACCATCTAGATGATCTAGCTCATGCTGATAACATCTAGACGTTAGACCATCAAACTTAACTGTTTCAGTTGAACCATTAGGCATAGTAAATCTAGCTCTAATTTCTCTAGAACGTTTTATCTTTACTACCATGCCAGGATAACTCAAACAACCTTCATTAATATAAACTAGTTCCTTAGAAAAGTCAACTATTTTCGGATTGAAACATGCAAGTATTTTTTGTCCTGTCAAAACGAACACACGATAAGGAAGTCCTATCTGATTGGCAGCTAGACCTAAACCCTTGTTGTGTATCATAGTTTCAGTAAGATCCTTTGCTAGTTGAATGGGATCTGTAGGAGGATTAGCGAAGTCAAACTTCTGCATTTCCTGTCTAAGGATAGGATCATTCTTATCTACTAAATTAAGAATTGCCATATAGCACCTTCTTAAGATCAGGTTCTGAATAATTCCCACCCTTCATAATCTTACCATCATCACGATAGATAGGTTTACCATCAGCACCAAGCTTAGACATATTGCTACGCTGTACTTCTTCAAAACACTTATCTAGATCAATACCAAAGGCATGACCAGCGCCATAGGTTACATAAAGAATATCTGTCAACGCATCGGCAATACCCTCCATGTGTCCTTCAGCAACAGAATCTTCTAGTTCTGTATACTCTTCTAAGATAAGACTTAGTCGTAGCATCTGCACTGCGTATTTTGGCAACTTAGGAGAAGTTTTTACTTCTTGACCAAAGGTTTCCATGAATTTGCCGACTTCAGTAAAATTTGTCATTATGCTACCCTCATGCTAAAGTTTTTAGTTTTTTCAAATTTGATTATATTAGAGAACTTATCGAACAACTGATCACCCTTATGCGAGATAATAAACACATTGGTATCAGCACCAACACTTTTTAGAATCTTAAAGAATTCTTCCATACCTGTAGCGTCTAATGAACTATCAAACACCTCATCCATAATTAGAAGATTTGTACTGGCACTATTTCTTAGCTTGGCTACTGCTCGCCAAGTAAAGAGAAGTGCTAAGTCAATACGCATTTTCTCGCCTTCAGAGAATGAACCATAACTAAACTCATCACGGAAACGAGACTTAATCTTCTCATCAAAGTTTTCATCTAATTCAAACTGAACAAAGAAGTCCATTGATGCTAGATACTTGTTGATAAGTTTATTCATAACAGGCACATACTGCTTGATAATCTTAGTCTTAATACCACCATCCTTTAATAGAATAGCAGCAGTACCGAGTAATGTCCTAGACCCAGTAAGATCTTCCTTAACAGTTTGAAGCTCTCTTAGTTCAGCACGAGAAGCATTTAGATCTGTAGAATCAGTTTCAATCTTTTGCTGCTGTGCTTTTAGAGTATCAACTTCCTTCTGTAACTCAGCATTGTACTTCTGATACATACGGATCTTATTATTACAGTCAAGTATCTCGGCATTTAGGAATGTAATAGTCTTTTGATTCTCAGCAATAACCTTAAGGCTATCGCTAACCTTAGTTTCTTCATCAGCTAACTGAGTAAGAGCATCAGTCAATTCCTTAGTCTTATTGCGACCTTCTTCTAGCTTGTGCGATTTAATCCCCGCCTCAATGTTCTGAGTACAAGTAGGACACTCATCATTGTTCTCAAAGAAGTCAATATGCTTAGAGCAATCAGCTACTTTATACTTTAGTTCAGTCTGTAAAGAAGAAACCTTC